TTTGGTGTCGCGGGCTCTATCACGAAAAGTGAGCTTGAAACAGCTCTCTGTGAATTGAAGAAGCGCAATGTTCTTCTGAGCGCTAGCTCGGGGGACATGCCAAAACAACAGTACGGTATCGGATTTTTTGAGTCCCAGGAAATGCACCCCAAGAGTCCAGTCAATTTTCTCGAGGGAGGTGGAAGTGTGCGCATTCATGGAAGTGTGAAAGGTAGAAATACTTATCATTCTGACGTGGTGCAAACAAAGATATCTCCAATTGTTGAGGAAGTCATGGGCATTGGTAACCTTTGGGGTCCCCCGAAGCTGAATCCCTCGTGGAAGCCATTTCAAAAGTCTCTGCAAAGTTCATCCAACCCGTCTAGTGGTGTAGAACCTTCCCTCTTGGATCCAGCTGTAGCTGACTACTCATTTCAAATGAGAAGGAAGATTGAGCAGTTTCCAAGTGTGAAAAAGACAATCAAACCTTTAACAGACATGCAAATTGTTTGTGGAATTGACGGTCTTAAGTTCATCGACAAAATGCCTCCCAATACCTCTGTAGGGTACCCACTGAGTGGGGCCAAATCTAAGTTCTTAACTGATTTGGATGTGGAGGAATTCCCAGAGTTTAGTTGCCCCCGAGAATTAGATCAAATTTTCTGGGAAGAACTAACTCGCAACGAAGATGTTTGGGCAACTGGACAACGTGTTTACCCCATCTTCAAGGGTTGCTTAAAAGACGAGCCCACTAGAACTACTAAGGACAAGGTTCGTGTTTTTCAAGCAGCCCCTATGGCATTGCAGTTAGCAATTCGGAAGTATTTCTTGCCAATTGCTCGTGTGTTTTCACTTTTTCCTCTCGATTCTGAGTGTGCTGTGGGCATCAATGCTCATGGCCCAGAGTGGGAGGAACTGGCCAATCATATCCGCAAATTTGGTCCTGACCGGATCATTGCGGGTGATTATAAGACGTACGATCTACGCATGCCTGCCCAGCTTACCTTGATGGCTTTCAAGATTATGATTGACATTGCACAACAGTGTGGTTATTCAGATCGAGATATTACCGTTATGGAAAGTATTGCGACAGAGGTCGCATACCCTTGTGTAGCATATAATGGAGATTTGCTCACATTGATTGGTTCTAACCCTTCGGGGCAAAACCTAACAGTATACATCAACTCTATTGACAATAGTCTTTTGTTACGATGCGCGTACTATTCGATTTATGGTCCGCGTGCTCCACCATATCGCACTGTGTGTGCGATGATGACGTACGGAGATGATGTGAAAGGGTCCGTGAAAGAAGGTTATGATGAGTTCAACCATGTTGCTGTGGCGAATTGGTTAGCTGCTCATGATATTATCTTTACTATGCCCGACAAAACCTCTGAGCCCATACCCTTTATGCGAGATGCAGATGCAGATTTCCTGAAACGGAAAAATGTGTTTTGCCCCAAATTGGGACACACTATGGGTGCTCTCGATGAGATGTCTATTTATAAGAGTCTACATTCTTGCGTTCGATCAAAAGTTCTTTCTGATGATGAACACGATATGCAAGCTCTTGATGGAGCATTGAGAGAGTGGTTCATGCACGGCGAAGAAGTGTATGAATCGCGGAGGAAAATGGTATGTGAAATTGCCGAACGCGCCGGTATCAAACACGGATGCGTTGATCTTCACATGTCATACGATGACAAGGTCCGTGCTTGGAAGGCAAAGTACGAACCTGATGAGATGGATTCTCATTAAACCTATCCCTCTGTGCGTTGAATACGCACATTAAGCTAAATCTTCACGTATGTATATGGTTACCTGTATATTTTCATGTTTGTGCATTATATGTTCTATCTTGCTTTGCATACGTATCGCCCTGCCCTCGTGCAGAACCCGTATTTACGGGAGGAGTGGCGACCAAACTACATGTACTATATGAACCCTCATAATTCTCGGGGTTACATGAATAAAGAAATCGAATTACTTCAAACAACCAAACAACCAACTATAGCGGTCCCCTGGAGTCCGAGGTGACCGTGTTTCATGATGCGGACGAAAAATGGATGGTTCAGACAGAGTCTGAAATCGATCCTACACGTGATCATGGCAAGATTGAGTCTTCTACATTGAAGAATTTTCTTTCTCGTCCTGTCCTGATCAACAGTTTCTCAATTGCGCGTAATGCTAATGTTGATATTATCTTAGACCCTTGGTCTTTGTACATGAGCAACGCACAGGTCAGTGAGAAGCTAGACAATTTCTATCTCTTCCGTGGAAAAATGTGTATTAAGATGGTGATCAATGGTAGTGGATTCTACTATGGACACTTTCTCGCATATTATGTTCCACAATCGTTGGATGATGATAAAGGTTCTTTCATACGAGGAGACTCGCTGGACAATGTGGTGAAGACTGTTTACCCACATATCTGGCTTGATCCCACTACCTCCCGTGGTGGTGAAATGAAGCTTCCTTTTTACAATGCTCACAACTGGATCTCTCTACCTGAGGCAACTCAACGCGAGATGGGAAGGTTGTTTATTCAAGACATCGTTCAACTGAAGCACGCGAATGATTTGACACCGCACCCAGTGCGAGTGTCTGTATTTGCGTGGTTCGAAGACGTAGAAATTTGTCACACAACAGAGCGCGCCCGTGATACTCTCTCGCCTCAGGCAGGAGTGGGTGCAGCTCTCACAGCGGTTGTTGGAGCCAACCAGGCGTCGAAAGATGAGTACGGTGAAGGTATCGTTTCTCATATTTCCAGTGTGGCCGCGAACGCAGCGCACTCCCTGAGTGGGATTCCCCTCATCGGGAAATTCGCTAAGGCCACCGAAAGGGCGTCTAATAAGATCCACCGCTTTGCAAGGTTCATTGGATTCTCCCGTCCACGACAGATCAGGGAGATACAATTCGTCCAAAATTTCGATGGAGGACATCTTGCGGCGACGGATCAACATGACACGTCTAGATCACTTGCGCTCACATCCAAACAAGAACTTACCGTTGATCCACGGGTTACGGGTTTGGGTGGCACAGATGAAATGTCGGTGCAGTTCATCGCGGGAAAGGAAGCAATTTTACAAACTGTTTCTCTCAATCCCGCAACAGCTGTGGCGGATGATCTTGTATGGAATTCAGTTGTTAGTCCGATGCTTTACCAGAAGAGTGGCAATGAAATTCGCTTTACTCCTATGGCTCACCTATCTGTACCATTTCGGTGGTGGACAGGGACTATCATCTTCCGGTTTCAGATTACCGCTTCTGCATATCATCGTGGCCGGTTACGTGTCACATGGGATCCGTTGGATCAGCCATCGGGTCCGGCAAATTACAATCTCAATTACTCGCGTGTGGTCGACATCGCGCAGGAAAGAGATTTCGAAGTGCCTATCACTTGGGCTCAGTATCGTAGCTGGGCTGAAGTTGATGATTACGACCGCGCTACTAGTGCTATCTTTGGTACCACTGGGTCTCTAAGTGTCCGACGCAATACCGCGAATGGTGTGGTCGGACTGTACTTGGTCAATGAGATTGCCGTACCCAACACAGCAGCGGATGATGATGTTTTTATCACCATCTCTGCGCGCGCAGGTGACGATTTTCGTCTGGCGGGTCCGCGTGAAGACAGAATGGAAGGTATCTACTTTCAGAGTGGTCTTGGTTCCGCCGTGTCGCACGGCGGTCAAGAAGGAAATGAAGCTGATTTGGAAGGTACTGGACTTAATACTCCAGGGAATCCAGATGCTACTAATTCTCTTGCACCTATTGGCACTCCTTCTTCTGACTCCAATCTTTATGATGTTTATTTTGGAGAGCAGGGGGTGGCCAGTATTCGACAGATTCTGAAGAGATACTGTTTTGTCAACTGTGACTTGTTGACAGGTGCCCCAGCGGCAGGGCACTATTCTCTCAAGGGGCATGTATTGCCCCCCTATCCCGGCACAGGTACGGGTGATGATTTGCATGATGCAACAACACCAGCTACTACATGTACCTATGCCAACATGACTCCACTTGCGTGGTTTCTTTTCTGTTACACAGGTTTCCGAGGATCTATTCGATGGAAATTTAGTGTGGTAGATGCCCAAACCGCGCAGTCCCAAGTTTTTGGAGTCAAACGATCTGAGCCAGCGACTTCGGCTGAGATCAAGCTCGGTGTAACTGTTACAGATCTTACTCAGAACCGGAACAGTATGGCCGAAGCATCACTAGCCCAGGGTAATTTATTCTCTGGTGCTCTCGCAATGTGTACCCTTGGTGAGGGAACCATTGAAGCCGAGTTTCCTTTCTACAGTAATCGTCGATTTGCTCCTTGCAGGTCGACACGCAATACTGTGAGTACTTATGACTTTGGAAAAGGTCATATGGAAACTTGGGAGTTCTTCTATCTAGGAGATACTAATACCACCACAAACGTGGCTAAATACGTTGCCACAGGAGAAGATTTTTCACTCTCCTACTATGTCGGTCCTCCTCGGATGACCGTCGCGGCGCTCCCTGTAGCGTAAAACACAGGAATTACATGTCTACATATTTTCATTTTACGTATTTCATGTTTGAAATCCTTCTGGTGTCCGGAAGGTGGGTTGCATTGTTGCAACCTTGGACGGAGCTAACGCTCTATGCTATTTTATTTGTTTATCAAGTAGGTTTATACCCTGGCTAGAGCGTTCGCGCTCTTTTCAGGGGAAATTTTCCCTATCTGGTGACACAAGTTTAACAGCGTAGTCCTAAATGTATTTATACAAAGAGTGCTGCTTTCTTGTCGGTTTAAAGGCCGAGCACAAAAGCAGACACGCTAGGACAAATGTGCAAG